CGGTTTTATAATCGGCGTTAATTTCCTGTAAATCGCTAACATATTTATTGAAACTTAAGCCACCCTCTTCCAATACTTCTTCTGCTTCGCTAATATTAAAGACTTGTTTTTTTTCGTTTACGATAGGATAGAACATTTTGCTATTAAGAATTTTATTATATGGTTTGAAAACGTCCCCATTTATTTTCGGTGCTATTATATTATTATCATCGCCGAAATTTGAATGCATTTTTTTCAAATATTCAAAATTTTTCAATATTTTTTTGTTATGCCTAATAATTTTATCGTCTAATTCCTTGGAATTCTTTATTAATTGATTGAACAAGTCGTCGCTTTGTTGGTTATCCGTGGCAATAACCTTATCGTCTGGTATGAGGGCCTCTTCAATTATAACTATATTTTCAGACAATTCTTCAAAGGTAATTTCTTCCTCAATGACTTCAACCTCTTCTAGCTGTTCCATTGGAGGTCCATCTTGCTCTTTTGTCGGAAATTCAATTGGAGCTACCGTTTCTGGGTTAATAAACTCTTCGGACGAACTTTCATCTGACGTGTCGTCCAAAGAGTCCTCTGGCTCAACCACATTAAAGGTATAGTCATCTTCATCATCGTCGCCAACGAGATCCGCCCACGCGACAGGGGTTTCCACATTAAAGGTATAGTCGTCATCCGCGTCGTCATCTAATTGAAAATTTAAATTGCCTTGGTTATCAAGAAGTTTATTGTTAGCTTGTTCGTCCGACATTATAAAATACAAACATATTTTTTATGGATACTTAAACATTATTACCGACTATAATTAAATTAAATCATTCAATATGGACCATACGACACTGAAAACCCTTAATTTAGTTTTTAAAGAGAATGATGAGCTTGGATTACAAATCATTAAATATAAAAAAGACCATACCAATATGGAAAATGAATTTTCAAGGAAATGTAGAGGGTTAATTGTCGAGAAAAGTTCTGGAAATATTATTTGTATGCCCCCTATTAAATCGTTGGATATGGACGAGTACCTCGATAAATTCTCAATTTCGGAAAGTGTGATTGAAGAGTTCATTGATGGCACTATGATTAATATGTGGTATTATAAGGATAACTGGCATATATCAACACGAAGCAGTATTGGTGCCAATTGTAAATGGTATTCCAACAAAAAATTCAATGAACTGTTTGAAGAATCCAATAAATTAGATCTTGACAAATTGGATAAAACGGTGTATTATAGTTTCGTATTACAACATCCAGAGAATAGAATTGTCACCTGCTATACCGAACCCACAATTACTTTGGTATTTGTTGGTAGTGTAGGTTCCGATAATAAAATTACGAGTATGGATTTAGAGGAAATTGGTAAAAAATTAATGGTCCCAACCCCCAATCGGTTTATATTTGAGGATTTGACCGAATTTAACGATTTGACCGACTTTGTATCGCAACAAAATTTCCAGTTCCAGGGAGTCGTTTTAAAAAATGGTATATATCGCACTAAAATTAGAAATCCAAATTACAATTACGCCCGACAGCTTAGAGGCAATACCACAAATTTAAAATATTTATATTACGATTTGGTAAAAACGGGTAAAAGCCACGAATATCTGAATTTTTATCCAGAGTATATTGAATTATTTAATAATTTCAACAGCGAATTCCTTGGAATGGTTAAAGACATTCATAGAGCTTATATGAATTACCACGTAACTAAAAGTATTAAGAATATTAAAGATGTATACTTCCCATTTCGGCCACATTGTTATAATCTTCATGCTGTTTACTTGCAACATAGAAAGCCAATTACAATTGATACTGTAATGGGGTATTTGAATACATTAGAACCCGCCCAAATTGTATATATCCTCAATTATAAATTTTATAAAAAAAATAATGAAACAACTAATGAATAAATGTATATTTCTATTTATTTTGCTTTGGTGTTTACGATTTTTGTAAATTCATTAATGATTTCAATTAAATCATCCACCGTTTTTTTTATTATTTCATTTAAAAGTGTCAACTCGTGATTGACAATTTTAAGTTTGAGTTCTATTTTATTTATAAGTGGATGTGGGTTTTTATAGGCGACAAATTGAACTCTATTATCCAAACTCAAATAGGCTTGAAGTAGGTTGCCTAATGTATGCGATTCACCATCAACTTCAATGGTAAATCCTTTCATTTTTTCCACGGAATCGTAAATTTTCATTTCGTCGTTGACATCATTTTCAACAATAATATTGTTAACATTATTTCTAAAAGTTAATAGTTTTTTGGCTAAAATTGTCAAAGCATATTTAAAAATCTCATTAGGTGGAATGATTCCCACCGATTCAATTTTGAAATCAAATGAATTCGGCTCATCGTTACTATCCGTTTTAAAGTATCGCTCACCTTCCTCAATCTTAAATTGAGTAATCTCTTGGGTGGTTTTAAGTTGTTTTTCTTGAACGGCCATTTTGAATTTTTCTGGGTCGTGTGTATATGTGTATATGGAAACTGAAACTGGACTAAAACGCGCATTTTTGCGACCACTCGATTTAGAGCATTTCCCTTCAATATGTATTTTTTCACCATTACCCGTTACTTGATTCGGCTTAAGTTTCAATATAAGTATATATTCGCCTGTTATAGAGTCTTTTTTAAAGAAATCCGTAGTGTCTAATTTTTCATTTGTAAATGTGTCGTAAACCTCAAAATCTTCAGTGGTAACATTAATAATTTCATTTGATTTATTTTCTTTATTCAAAATAAATTTATACTTTGAAGAATCGAACGACTCAATATCGCCAATATTCACTGGAACCAATCCGAATCTATGTAAAATAAATTCGTTATGAAGTGGGGTCGTATTTGTAATAATTTTAAGGTCGCTATTTAGGTATTCGTCGGTATTAAAACTAACCGTTTCAACATCTGAAAGAATCAGTCTTCTAATAGCATTAACAAAACTCACATCTACATTTTGAATAGTCATATTAAGATCGTCATTATTTTTCTTAATTTTTGTAATTGTCGCCATGATTATAGTATATGTATATAATTATTTGTTTATTTTAAATCTCAATTTTTTTAATATATTTCTATTATTTTATTTATTAATTAATTAATTAATTAATTAATTAATTTATTGTTATTGTTGTGTAAAAAATAGAATATTTATTTGTAATTGTTTTTTATACTATGAGTAAAGACATTATTTTTTATAGCGACTATTGCGATTATAGCAAACAAACCATCGAATTAATTAATAAATATAAACTAAGCGAGTCTTTAATTATGGTGTGTATTGACGACGCAAATATAAAAATACCCCCATTTTTAGAAGTGGTTCCAACGATATATTTACAACAAAGCAAGAGTATCATTATTGATGATAGTATCACCGAATATATAGAAAAACGAAAACCACAAGAGTCGTCTACTAATATAGGTGATTGGGATAGTTCATTTGGAAGTAATGGTATGACTAATTTCGCCTCATTAGATGAAGGCGCTGATAATAGTTTTTTGGGTTCTAGTGGATGTGCCTCTATAAATTACGATTTTTCAGTGAAACAAATGGATGAAGGCGATTTTAAAAAACGCACTATGGAAGATTTAGAAAAGGAAAGACGAATTGAATCTGCTCAAAAATAATGCAATTAATTAATCTATAAAATTAAAGTTAGTTAAAAACATAAAATTAAAATATTAAATAAAATTTATAACTATGTCTATTTATAAAGCCTTTAATAAAATTTTCATATCATTAATAGACGATTGTATTTTAGTATTTCCGGAAGACCCAAATTTTAAAAATTACCGTAAAGGTGCTAAAATTCTGGACCAATTTAATACATTAAAACCTGCTCAAGTATATAAAAAATATAGCAGTATGTATCGTCAATATATAGATACAAGAAATGAAGATTTCTTTTTAAATAATGATTATAGTAAATTAAATGAAGTCGCCGATGACGATGAAGTCAGTAATTTTATTAACAATATAAAATTACATTGGAATGATTTATCCACCGAAAATAAAGACAAAATATGGAAATATTTGAATACATTATGTCTTTTAACTGATAAATTGAACGTTTAACAAAATTAATTAGTTGCGGAATATATATTATTTTTTTTTACTTTATATTTCTATATGGACGAACTTACACATATAGAGAAATTCAATAATAACTTGAGGTTATTTGTTTTAAATATTATTTCCACCTTTCCTGAATTTTCAGATATTTTAAATGAATATTACAAAGAGCTCTTAGAAACCGAGCAGTGTAGTGATAGTAAATATGTTAAGCGATACATGCTTAAAATGTCGCAATTCAAAAAACAAATATCTTCCAAGGACGATTCGATGTTCAAGGAATCGGTATTTGTTTTAAAAAATGTAGATTTTCAAATAATCTGGGAAAGTGAAGAGCTGAGTTCTTCCAATAAAGATAAAATATGGCGGTATATCCAAACCCTATTTGTATTGGGTGATATTATTATTAGTTCAGACGACAAGGTCAAGGAAATGTTAGACACCTTTAATAATAAGGAAGTGTTGGAAGATATTGATGGAACTATGAAAACGATGATGGAAAATCTTTCACAGCATTCAGAAGAAGCCAGTGGTTTTTTTGAAACAGACGAAATAAAAAACAGCACCCTTGGTAAATTTGCGAGTGAAATGGCTGCCGACTTTGATCCCAAGGAAATGTTTGGAAATATGGATATTGACGACACCACAAATCCAATGGATTTAATTAAAAACTTAATGGGGGGTGATGGTCTTGGAAATTTGATGGGAATGTTCAATAAAGTTGGCGAGCAAATAAAATCTAAAATGGAAAATAACGAATTAAATCAAGAAGACTTGTTAAGAGATGCCCAGAATATGATGGGTAAACTTAATAATTTTATGCCTCCAACAAATCCAACCCAAGAAAGACTTAAAAAAAAGTTAGAACAGCGCAAAAAAGAAAAAGAAAATTAAAATGTAATATATATATAAATAAATGAATCAACAGTTCTGGTATGATGACGCTTCAATATTAATAAACCAAGACTATATAGGGGCATTTATTCCAACCAATAATATGACCCAGAATGAAAAATTAAATTCAATTATGAGATTTGGATTATATTTGTCACTTATATTAATTTTAATGACGGCTAATACTAACTATATTTTTATAGTGATTGGTGCGGCGGTTTTAACCTATTTAATGTATATAAATCAAGGTCCAAATGAGCCTAAAAATATTCCAATGGATAACGATATGAAAAAATATTTAGATAGTGGGGAACAAGACCCTAAAAAAAAAGATGAATTAATACTTCCCTCCAAGGAAAATCCATTTGGAAATGTCTTGGTTACTGATTTAGGAAAGGGTAAAACGGAAGACCCACCCACAGATTTATATAACAAACAATTTGAAGAAATCATCAATAAAGACGTGTTCCATGAACAAGAACATCTGTTTAAAGATAAAATGAGTACCCACACCTTTTATAAACCACCTAATACATATGATTCGGAATCTCGCAAAAAATTTATGGATTGGTGTTATGTGCCCCCGAAATTTAAAGATAGTAAAAATGAAATGAATTAAAATAAAATAAAATAATATATTTTAATATTATAATGTCCAGTTGCAGTAACTTTGTTGACACTAAAATAAATATGGTAAACGATAAAAACGAAGCGTCTTTAAAACCACATAGACCATTTCACGTAAATGACCTTAGCAGTATTAAACAGGACCGAGACTATATTGATTTTGAAATCGCCCAATCAAAGGGTTCGGGTCAGTATGTATTAACCGATCTCAATGATAACCAGCGAAAAAATTTAATTGAAAGCGCCACTGAAAATCCGAGAATAAATTTTAAAGATGGTATGGGGTTCGATCAACGCAATATTGACGTAGATTCTAAAGTTAGTTTCAGCAAAGTTAAAAGCGAGAAAAAACACCAAAAACAACTTTTTGAAAGACCATTTAAATCTATGCCCTATTTAGGTCGTGGATATCATTCGGTTGACGACGAATCGTTTTTGAACTCTCCAGAAATTACCAGACAAAGCAAAAATTGTTCGGCGATGGCTGGGGTATTCATTGAGAACCAATATACACCCTTGATTCCAACTTTAAGCGAACACGTCCAAAATACATACCATCTTATTCCAGAAGATAATGATAAAAAATGGCTACGTGGAGGTATCCCCACCAGAGATATTGTGAAAGATATTGATTATTTTTCAAGATGCCATAATGATAGTGATGTTAAAGATGTCTTGGCGAAACGAAAATTATATTTACACAAGTAAAACTTAACGTTAAAGTTAAGGTTAAGGTTATTTCTTTTATTATTAATTTTAAATTTAACTATGATTACTAATTATTTATTTTCTTTTTTTAATTTATATGAGTTTTAATCGTTTATTATATGATTCGTGTTCATCCGTTCAACATAATAATGAAAATGTAGGCATCATTGATTATCTATTGGATTCTCACAAAATGGAAAATCCACAAAAATGCCGACATCAGTTGGGACTTATAGGAGGCACCAATGTCAGCCATATTCAAGGTAATTTAGTTGACCTTGAGACGGATTTGTTTGGTATAACCCGCAAAAGTTCCAATTGCCCTTGTAAGAAATATCTAAATAAGTGTGCGGTTTCCGATAATTTAAATAATTGCCAACCACGACAAATAACAATTAAACCCAACTGTTCCACCGTCGGTCGCAATATTGATACCACACCACTCCACCTTCAAAATTGTCAGACCATTCGGTATAAACCGGTTCCACTACCAAATGAGGCTAAGCTTCATACTTGCGATAAAGAGTCCAGTTGTGGCTGTTCATCTGGATGTGGTTGCCAAAAGAAAAAATAAAAATAAATAAAAATATTTCCTTTATTTATAATGAGTTTAAATAGATTAAGATACGATACCAACAGTTATAAACACTCTTTGGCCGAATCCGTAGGACCGTTTGAATATCAACTTGGTACCCCATTACGATGTGATGAATGTTTTGTTGGCGATCCAAATATTAGACTCCAGCGTAGTGGCGTTTCTACTGATAAAAAGAATTTAATGGTAGATGTGGATAGTGAATTGCTTAACATCACCCGAAAATTGAGTAAGGACCCTGCTAAAAAATATATGCCCAAAGAAGATACAAATGGCAACTTGTGCACTGAAACGAAAAAATCCCATCCACAAAATTGCGATAATACAAAAACCGAATACACCTTGCTTTCAAATCCCGCCTGTAATTTAAGAGGCACCGGTTGGAATAGATGGGAATGGTTATGTCAAGACCCACAGGAAAATATAGTTTCACCTTATTATATTGGCACCGATAGCAAACAACTCGCTAAAGACCAACATCGCCCGTGTATTCCTATTCAATTCCAAGAATTAGGATTACCAGTTCCATCAAATGAAGCCGAATCCGAAGAATTAGAGGTGGTTGACGCGGTTCCAACGGGACCAATGAGCACCTCGTGGCAAAACCTTAACACCATTAAAAAGTATTAGACTATGAGACATATGTTATACTAACTTGTTTACGTTTTTCAATATTTTCTCGTAATAATAGTAAAATATTATTTAATTTTCTTTTAGTTGAATATATATAATACTTGTCACTATAATATAGAATTTCAATAAATGTTGTATAGGCGCGCAATTTGTAAATATTATTGTACTCGATACGCACATTTCTACCAATTTTAATAAAGGTATCATAAAAAATAATTTTATGAAACCCCACCATATACATTGGTTTGGGGCGAAAATAAATTCTAAATGTTTTTTTAATAAAGTATTTACATAGTGGACATTGTATTGAGGTTTTCAGCCATTTATTTATACAGCGTTTATGAAAGGTGTGATTACAATACAGGCTTTTTAGTCGGTATTTCTTTTTGTTTAGTGTGTCTAAACAAATACTACATTCCATAGCATAATATGTTATTTTTTCTTTGTTTTGAATTTAATAATAGTTTTTAATTTTGGTATTTCAAATTGTTCATTATTTTCAATAATTTGTTTAGATTTTTCATAACATAAATAATGACTTCCAACGCTATTTTCTTTTATATATTTATTAATTTTGAGATATAGGATAATTCTATAGTAATTTGGACATTTAAATTGCAAGTGTTTATCAATAATGTCTTTAGAAACGGCTGTTTTGGATTGTAAAAATAGCAATATATTAAGAGTTTCTTTAGAGACATTTATATTTTCAAAATTACGCATATTTCTACAATTATTACATTTATTTCCACAAAACCCCATTGGGCTTATATTTTTATTCATCGTTTCTCCTAAATAATTACAAATTAAGTAGTGAATACATTCAATATCATTTTTAATTAAATTATTAAAGGCATATATTTTTTCCATTTTATTATTTTTTAGATTTTTATAAATAACTAGATCTTGGGTATTGTAAAATATAATACAATCGGATTGCTTCCCATCTCTCCCCGCTCTACCAATTTCTTGATAATAGCCTTCAATTGATGTTGGCATATTAAAATGAAACACGAATCTAACATTAGATTTATCGATACCCATTCCAAAGGCAATTGTCGCGATTATGATTTTCACTTTATCATCCAGCCAATTTTTCTGGGTTTCTTCACGTTTCTTTTTTGAAATTCCAGCATGATAAAAGTCACAATTGATTCCAAATTCAGTCAGTAATTTAGCGACTTTTTCACAATTTTTACGACTATAGCAATAAATAATTCCGGTTTGATCTTTATAGGTTGTTTCTATCATTTCAACGATTTGACTAACCGTATATTTTTCCGTCACTTTATTTTTCATTATAATATTTAGATTATTTCTATAAAAACTATTTGTAAAATATTTAGGTGAATTTAGCCTTAATATGGAGGCTATATTTGCCACTACCTTTTTCGTAGCTGTGGCGGTGAGAGCCATAATAGGAACAGTTGGGAAGTCGCTCCGAATGGCTTCTAATTTCAAATACTTGGGACGGAAATCGTGTCCCCAAGTAGATACACAATGCGCCTCGTCAATTACAAATCTATTTATTTTATTATTCTCATACATAGACACTAATTTTTGATGGAAATCGTAATTGGATAATAGCGTTTCTGGCGTGGTGTAAATAAGTTTATATTTCTCCATATTTTCAATGATATAAGCCTTTATATCAGGTTTCGTATCACCCGATAATAACGATACGGATATATTTCTAGATTTAAGCGCCTCCACTTGGTCAAATATAAGGGATTTTAATGGACAAATTACAATAGACAAACCATCAAAATAAAGTGCGGGTAATTGAAAACATAGGGATTTTCCACTACTCGTTGGCGATAATACAAATATATCTTTGTCAGTATTTTTCTGTATAAATTCAACTATATTTTTTTGGAACGGTCTAAGGCTATCATATCCAAAAGTGTTCTTCAATATTACCTCCATAATAACTGAGATGAATGATTATTCAAAAGATAATTCAAAACAAATTATTCAAATTTAAAAAAAGTAGTTTAATTAATTAATTAAAACTAATTACTATTTATTAATAAATTAAACTATGATTTCTTCACAAGACCAACGTTTTATTTCGGAAGCCTTTAACACCGCATATCAATCACCGTGTTTACATCGCCACGGATGTGTCGCCGCTATTAATGGTAAAATAGTTGGACGTGGGTACAATCACTATAACGTACAATCTAACAGTCCATTTAATACGAAGGGGTTTACCTGTCATGCCGAAATGGATACCTTAAAGAATGTATGGAAGCGCTATTGCTTTAACCGCCTAAATGAAACCAAGCAGCTGAAAGTTGTTTAAGAAAATTACCTTATATGTCGTGCGACTGAGTGGGGTCAATAAACTAGGAAATTCGGCGCCGTGTGTCGACTGTTCTAAAAAAATGAAGTCGCTTCATATAAAACGGGTCGTATATTCAACGAAAACGGGCGAATTAGAGTCGGAAAAAATGACTAACTATGTCACAACTAAAATTACGAATGGACGACGACAATGAACTTTAAAAAAAAAAGTATGGCAAAATAAACATTAATAACTTATTTTTTTTTTGATTTAAATTTAAAAATTATTTTTTTATTAATTATTTATTATAAATATCGTATATGAAAACACAATATATACTCAACAACGACCAAATAGATTTTGAAAAGGATAGTGAGTATCAAAGTTTAATAAGAATAAATACACAATTTATTCATCATAATTATAAAACCCTGTCAGTGAATCACCGAAAAGACACAGAAAGTTTTTTTATTTTAAATAAAAATAAATACAAACAAATTTTACACGGTAAATCCTATGAAAGAAATGCCAGTCCATTAAAAAAAATGATATGGAGTTTCAAAATTAATAAAGATATAAATAGAAATATGGTTATATGTATTTTTAGATTAAAAGATGACCAATTTGCCATTATTTCGTATAATGTCAATTTGATACCAACACCAATAAATATTTATATATGTTATGTTAAACATTATATAGAAGTGTTGATGTATTTATTTAAAATAGAAAGCGAAATGAAAATGGATACTAAGAATTCACAATTAATTAAATACCCCAAAAGTTTTTTTAAAAATTTTAACTATATTTACAATTATTTTAATTAGCATAGGCGACATTTCCTAAACCACTCATTATTCGCAATATATTATAACTTACCGCATATGTTTTCATTTCTACTGTCGCTCCACTATTAAGACCAACATCCTTATCTAAGGTCACCTCAATAGAGGCATTATCTATTCGCGAAAAATTACAAGACCCAGATGGCTGGTGTTCTTCGGGTTCGAACGCGAAACTATATGCATTTATTCCAGGTGCGGGGCAACTGGTATGATATTGATAAGGCACTAAGACATTATAATAGAACCCATCCCTTTCAGACGTCCGGTCCGCTCCATTTAATACCAATTTAGCCAAACTAACTGGATTTTTCCCCTGATCTAACAGCCGTGTATTATTTCCATTGGCGGTACCCCAATTACCATAATACGGTTTGGAATGAGTGTCACCAACTCCAGTAAACGTATGTGAAGGGTCTTGTATTGTTGCGGTATTTCCTATAAATCTATTAACATTCTTGCTAGAATGGGGGTCAACACTTCCAGTCGCCACAGTGTTTGGATGATATAAACTTATTCTATCATATCCTAATTTTTTTAATGTATCGGTATCTGTCTCACTTATAATGTTAGTCTCTTTATTATCCATCCATTTTGAACCTGTATTAGTAAATTTTTCACTTAAATCGGGTTCAATAAAATTGGTTATATATGGTAACGAAACCCCTGCCATACCATTCCATATATTTTGCGCTTTTCTCCCACCCACCATACCAATTCCAGTATGTGGCTCAGGTGTTCCTGTAAATCCAGTGTAATCAAATTGCGTTGTATAATTGAAAGGCTGTTTTCCACATCGTGATTGGGTGAATTTATCATCTCTAAACTTGGTATGTTTAATTACCCATATTAATTCTTTAACTGGATGGGTAAAATTCATGTTGTATAATATTTTATCTTTCGCAGAACCAGAATCTTGCACTGAACCAATTTGTAATTTTTCAATTAAATATTCATGAGCACTTTGGGCGAACCGTTTTCGTTCATCGGAATCAAGATAAATATAATCGGCGTATATATAAGCGTTTTCAAATTTAGGCTTCGTAACAAAAATATCACTTCCAGTGGCCGCTCTAAATTTCGCAGAAGTTTGTGATGAACCCCAAACGAGATTATCTAATTTTTCAAATTCTATTTCAACTGTCATATCCGAATGATTTAACGCAATAATTGGTAATGATAATCCAGGGCTTTTAGTGAACCAAAACGGTAATGGAATATATAATTTAAAGTTATAATCGGCTTCTTCTCCATTAATAATATTATGCGATTCGGTTTTATTTGTGGTATGAATTTGAGTTAAATTTGGAGTATTTCCAACCATTTCAGCATAAGCTTCGGCCTTTTCACTTTTTTGCGATAATTCATTTAAAAGGTGATACCATTCCCCATCGTGTTTATCAATTTCAGAACCACCTATAGTAAATGAGGCTTTTTTAATCAATAAATGACCTAACCAATTTAACCATCTAAATGATTTAAAAGTCGTTATCGCATCGCATTCAATTCGTCCTGAATTAACTTCTACTTCTAAATACATTTTATGAAGCAAATCGGGACCCTTCAATATATTACACACCGACGTCGTGTCAAAATTAGGTGTCCCATTAAACACTAGCCTTCTAGATTCAATGGCAAAATTTGTATGCCGTCTATATACCACCTTAAAAAAGGTAATTTGAGGATTGCCTGTTAAATATAAATCTTGAGCCCCATATGCTACTAGCTGTATCAATCCACCGCCCATTTATATAACTTAAATATTTTATTTCTTTAAGTTTTACACTTAAAGATTAATAAAATTATATTTATATTTATATTATATTTATCACTATGTCATCATTTAAAACTAAAAATAAAAAAAGAGACACATATGATAAACGTATTACACTTGAAGCAAAACATAATGAAATTATTGATTCTATCAATAAAGATAAAGTTGATATGGAATATATAATATCTAGAACAGCCGAAATAAATGATGAAATTGAAACCCTTAGTTTGAATAAAAAGGAAAATATTAACAAAATATTAATTTTAAAAGAGGAATTATTAGTAATCATTCAAAAAAAGAAAGAAATAAATAAAAATGAAATTGACTATTTTCTGGAAAACGGCACCTTACTTTTTAATTACTATGAAAATAAAGAAAAAACCGCCTCTGGAAATAACAAGGTAATTAATAATATAAAACATAGTATGGATATTACTAATAAATCCGTGATTGACTATTTTAGCTCAAGGGAAATTATGGAGGACCATTTAACTATTAATACGAAAGACCAAATCATTGACGAATATTTTTTCAACACCGAGGAGAATTATTTGAAAAAACAAACTAATGTGAATATTGATTTTTGTGAAAAATGTAAAATTGAAAAAACATTGTATTTATCTGAAGGAACTATTGTTTGTCAGTCGTGTGGCGAAGAGTCGTTTATATTAGTTGATAGTGATAAACCCAGTTATAAAGACCCACCACGAGAAATTACTTATTTTTCTTATAAACGAATCAATCATTTCAATGAATGTTTGGCACAATTTCAAGCGAAAGAAACCACCGATATTCCACAAGAAGTTTATGATAAAATTCTAGTGGAATTGAAAAAGGAACGCATTAACGATATGTCTAAATTAACACCTATTAAAATTCGCGAAATATTGAAAAAATTAAAGAAAAATAAATATTACGAACACGTCCCTCATATTATTAATAAATTAAATGGAATATCACCACCAGTTATGACTCGCGAAACGGAAGAAATATTGCGCCGAATGTTCAAGGAAATACAATTGCCATTTCACAAGTTTTGTCCAAAAGAACGTAAGAATTTTTTGTCATATAGTTATGTTTTGCGAAAATTTGTAGAATTATTAGAACTGGATGAATACATCGAATGCTTTGCGCTTTTAAAAGACCGTGAAAAACTATCGGAACAAGATAGAATATGGAAGAATATTTGTTTTTTTTTAGAATGGGAGTTTATTCCGAGCGTTTAATCTCAATGGATGGGGTCATTGTATCCAAAATTACGAAAGTAATAGCGACAATCGACACAGTTACCATCATATCTTCTGTGTTTAATTTTTTAGTATTAAATAAAGATAAAAATGTTATTGATAATAGTATTAACACTTTTACTAATCTTCTTATAAATTCCCTTGGGTTAATCATTATAATTACAACATAAAATAAAATAACGGATTTATTATTATTATTAATTATTATTACGATGAAATTTAATTTATTTAAAGATAATTATGTTTATTACACTACACTATGACCGACACTAAAGAAGATTTTCTTGATAACGACACTGCCATTCTTGGACAAAATTATGTGTGTTTATCGTTTGTTTCCCCAGAAAAGTTTTTACAACAAAAAGAAATGTACATGTTTCACAAATATATGCTTGATAAATTTCGGGAATATAATGAACTTATTACTGTGTTGTCTAAAAAACACTTGAAGATGGATGAAGATGCACTTGATAATATTAGTGAGGAAGATATGACAAATGATGTTAATAAAAAACTCGTTAGGGAACTTAGAGAACGAGCCAAATTGGAATTTAATTACGATTACAAACAATTTCAAACGAATTATAACGATTTCTTATATAGATCGGGTGATAGCTATACGGTTTCATTTGACAAGGAAAACGACTATAAAACATCAATGCGAGCCTTGAAAGTTCGCGGTGTTTACGAAACTTATAAAGAAGCAGAAATTCGAGCTAAATCATTACAGCGACGTGATCAGAATTTCCACGTATTTGTTGGGACTGTTGGGGCGTGGTTGCCTTGGGATCCCGAAGCCGATAAAATTCAAAGCGAAGAATACTTGAACGATGAACTTAATACTTTGGTTAGGGAATACAAGAAAAATCAAGTTCACAAGGATATGTTATACGAACAAGAAAAACAAGACCGACAAAAAGACAAGATGAAGAAAACGATTGAAGAAGACGAACTGAAAAAACAGGAACTGGAAAACCAGAAACATATGGAATCTATTGAAGCAAATTTGGCAAATGATGACCCTTGGCTAAGCCGGAAAGCTCCGACTGAAACTTCCACTGAAACACCGACTGAAACTTCCACTGAAACACCGACTGAAACTTCCACTGAAAAATAAATTATTTTTTAATACTAATGAGAGTATTGGCTTTTTTTTTGATTTTATTTATTATTTATTACATAACTTATTTTGTTATGAAACATAAGTTGGAAAATACCGAAAAAGAAACCGAAATAATTTTTAAGGAAGTGCCCGATATATTAATAGACCATCAATATAACTTTGATACGAAGGGTCTTATGGATAGTATGACCGTTGATAATAATATGTGGAAAACGATTAACATAAATTAAATACAACTTTTATTTTTATTCATATAATTTATATATGAAATCTTTAACACTAATATTATTTAGTTTAGCCATTGTATTTTTAACAATTGGGTATATGGAATTAAAAATAAATGAAAAACAAAAACAAAAAATCATCGAATATCGCTTTATTCCAAGAAGTCTTCTGGACGATCAAGTCAATCCTGTTAATTTGGAAACCAGTTTCGTTGATATGTTTAAACGACAAAATCCATTTTTATATCAAAATAGTGGTCTTGAAAACACCAATCTCCTCTAATTCGTTTTATTTACATTAATAGTTGGTCCACGACGTCGGTGGGAATTTGGGTCAAACGACTCATCCTCTTCCGAATCCGAATCCTTTTTATTTTGGTCTTGATATAACCAGAATTTTTGGTCACCGATTTTAAAATCTTCGTGGGGACTCGCCTTATACCAAAAGACTTGGTCTTCCAGTTTATTACTTTTGGCGTTATTGTTTATAACCAAACAATTATAATCTTCGGTACATTGGTCCATCACTTGAGAAAATATTTCAAATGATGGGAACATTCCAGCATAATTTTCATAAAGTCGTTTGCGATTAGAGACATAATTTTCTCGCAATATAAAGACATAATCTATATTAGTTCGTAAATTAGGAGTTATACCAAGCGCATATTGCATCGTTATTATAAATAAAGTTTTGTAATGTCGTCCATTCATAAAAAAAGCTCTTATGTTTTTATCTCGTAACCACGAATTATCGTATAGACAATCATCCAGTATTAAAAATGCCCACGGATTTATATTGGTTTTATTATACGCAGCCTGTTCCCTTATCATTTTTTTAATTACTTTTTTTTGGCGAACCATCACATTATTTACAATCTGTGGTGTATATTCGTCATGTATAAATATCTCTGGTATCATATGGCCATAGAATTTATTGGCACCCTCAGTCCCAGATATAACAGTTCCAATAGGTAAATGTTTATGGTAGTATAATAGGTCTTTTACTAAAAAACTTTTACCAGTATCACGCTTGCCTATAAATACACATACCTTATCGGACTTGATACTTTTAATATCAAACTTTTTTAGATTTAATTTCATATAATTTATACAGAATTTTATTTTTTTTTTTTATTGACGCGATTATAATCTAAAGATTATTCTAAATTTAATATTACTATCATTATCAGTATGGATAAAATAAACTTTATTGAATTGAAAGATGCGAATTTAACCAATCTTACCGAAAATTTAAAACACACTATTGGATTTCAGTCTATACAACTATTTAATCCAATTTATTTAAATTATGACAATTTTGAAGATATTGGGAATACCACCTTAAAAAGTAAATTTTTAATCAAAAATATATTGGGCAATAGCAATAACTTAGAAAAAGACGATAATAATGCGTATGTTAAAACAGTTGTTAAAGCGGAAATTATAAACCAACATACGTCTCAAATCCATACCAATGACTTATTTTGTAAATATGCTCCACTTATTGATGCCGTGGATGAAGCTCTTAAAAATAGGTCCGAGTGTATAGACCCACTATTACCTAGTTTATATTATAATAATATCAACCATAAAATAAATAATTTTCAAAATGCGGCGTACATCGACGCCTTCTTTACATTCTTGGGAAGTAAACTGACAGAAAGTGGAAAATGTCCAACATTCCCATTATTTTATGGAACGTTTTCAGGCGTTAAACAAAATTATTATTATGATTTGTCAGAGGATTATAGTCAAATCCGATTCCAAAATCAATTTCAGGCAAATTTAAATACGAATCAATTTGAACTAAAAATTAAAAATGTTAATCATGATGATAATGGGCACATACCAATCACAGAAGAAATGACACTAATTGATAATTTTGAGTTTAACAGTTTAGACGATATTATAGATGACGAATTAATAGAGAATACATCACACGAAAGCGATACGAGTAATCCAATCGGAGCTATTGATATAGATGACGCCTATAAATTTGAAAATATTATAAATGGTACCGAAGATACAATTAAATATATTAACATTCCAAATTTTCCAGTTCAAGCAATATTTTTAGAAAAATTGGAACAGACTCTGGAAGATTTAATGAATGATGGCGATTATACGATCTCAACCGATGAATGGAAATCTATTTTATTTCAAATATGTTTCGGATTATCGGTGGCACAAAAACGATTTAATTTTGTTCATAATGACCTCCATTGTGAAAATATTATGTTTCAAAAAACCGAGTTAGAATATTTGTATTTTGAATTTAAAAATAATAAATATAAAATCCCCACATTTGGAAAAGTGGTCAAAATTATTGACTTTGGAAGAGCCACATTTTATCATAATAATACTATATATTTTAGTGATCAATTCGATGAAGACGGTGATGCCGAAGAACAATACGATTATCCTACAGACAATTCTTTCAAGGGGTGTAAAATTAAACCCAATTATAGTTTTGATTTAGCACGATTGACATCCACTATTATTCATACATTTGAAAATGATAGCGAACTATACAAATTAGTAAAAACCTGGATTACCGATAAACACGGCTACTTTTTAATGAATGATCCAGACGATTTTGATTTATATATAAATATTGCACGAAATATGAGAAATGCCGTCCCGAAAAAACAGCTCGCAAAACCAATATTCAAGCAATTTATTGTACCGAATACACCAAAAACTACATTTGTATATAAATATTAATATTAATATTAATATTATTCATTTAACATTTTCATAATTTTTTTAAATTTATTCAATTCTTCTAAATTTTTATTATATTTAATCGGATTTGGGCACATATACGAACAAATGTGTTTACATTCTTTATCGTCTTTCCCACTTTTTTTACACTTTTCCTTACAATCATTTTCATATTCGGTTCCTATATC